GTGGGAGCCACTTGCTCTCCTAAACAATCAGCCATTTGCTTACTATTATCAGACAACACCATTAACGATTACTGATATTCAAGCAACACAAGGTTCTAGATCATATGTTGCTAATACGAATGCTAACCTTGCTGTTGGTACTCCTATCTCAGTATTAGATACGCTTTATGGTGGTGCTGATGGTACATACATTATTGACTCATCTAACGGAACCAATTTTACTTATACTGGAAAATTCTATTATCCAGGTACATCTGGCACCGTATACAGCAATAACGTAACAGCAATCTATCAGGGCTACCAATATTCATTCGCTCCAATATCTCTTTCTGCTGTATCGAATACTTCAAACGCAATTTCTATCACTACTACTCAGCCTCACAACTTGGCTCTTGGTAATGAGATTGCATTGGTTGGTACCACAGCAACATCTGGTGCTCCAAACGGTTCTTGGGTTGTTAGCACCATTGCAAACAGCACAAACTTTATTGTTTATACTAATGCTACTCCAGGTGGCGCTGTAACAACGACTACGGCTCTTGCTGGTAACGTAAGTACAGGTAACGTAATCATCAATACTATTACAAGTACTGCTAACATTGCTGCTGGTATGATTGCAGCGAATGCTACATATTTTACAGCTGCTCCGCCAACAATTGTTACTGCAGTTATCAATAGTACTGCTGTATCAGTATCGCAACCACCATTAGCTTCAGCAACTAACGCTACTATTAACTTTGGCGCAGTAGTTTACCCACGTCCAATGGGTTCTACACTCCATCGCCCATTCTCTGGTGGTATTCGTTTTAGTACTAATTCGCCAAGTCATAATCAACAGTATATCCGCCAGACTCGTCGTTATTTCCGCTACCAGTCTGGTAAAGGCATTCAGATGTCAACAGGTACGACTCTGAAGCCGAATATGTTTATTGATCAGCTGACATCTTCTGGTAACACAGTAACAGTCTATACAAAAGACCCACATAATATTACCAATGGTGCTACAGTTAACATCGCTAACACAAACGAAACAGGTTATAGTGGTACTTGGACCGTTGCAAACGTAATCAACCCATATGCGTTTACATATGTCTCAAACTCAGCTCCTACAGTAACTACTGCTTCTGGTAACTATAACGCATCTGTTGCTGGTTGGTACGGTGGTTCGACTCGTATCGGTATTTTTGATAACATGAACGGTATGTTCTGGGAGTTTGATGGCCAGACTCTGTATGCTGTTCGCCGTAACTCAGTTTATCAACTAGCTGGCTATGTATCTGTAACTCCAGGAAGTGCGACTGTTACTGCGAATACTTCTCTATCAACTGGCGTATCTACAGCGTTTTCTAAACAGCTAGCTGTTAACGATTTCATCGTTATCAAAGGTATGTCGTATCGTGTTACAAATATTCTATCCGATACTACAATGACAATTAGCCCTGCTTATCGTGGGACAGCTTCTTCGCCAAACGCAATTATCACGAGAACAGTTGATAACAGAACACCTCAGAGCGCTTTCAATATCGATCGTCTAGATGGTACTGGTCCTTCTGGTTACAACATTGACTTGACTAAGAACCAGATGTTCTATATTGACTACTCATGGTATGGTGCTGGTTTCATTCGCTTTGGCGTTCGTGGCCCAGACGGTAACGTAATCTACTGCCATAAAGTAATCAACAACAACGTAAACTATCAGGCTTACATGCGCTCGGGTAACTTGCCTGGACGTTATGAGACCAATACGTTTAGTAAGATTACTAACATTACATCCAGTGTCGCGACTGGTGATACAACAATTAACGTCGCTAATACTGTTGGCTGGCCAAATACTGGTATTGCATGGATTCGCACCCCAACAACAAGTGAGTTCGTCAACTATACAGCAAAAACAAATACCAGCTTGACAGTAGCAAGAACTCTCGCTGGCGCGAGTGCTGTTACTACAAGCACTACAAATAACAGTCCTGTTGTTGTAGTTTCTTCTAACAGCAACATTCAAGTAGGTCAATATGTTATTGGTACTGGTGTTCCTCCAGCTGCATTCGTTACAAACGTAGTGGGAACTAACGTAACACTGAGTGTCGCTACAACGAATACTAACGCTTCTGCAGCGCTAACTTTTGCACCTATGGGAGCTACTGCCGCCCAGACGTTCTCATATTCTGCAACAGCTCCTGTCAACGTAGAACTCCATGCTCCATCTTATGCATCAGAAATTAACCACTGGGGTACTTCTGCTATTATGGACGGTCAGTTTACGGTCGATAAAGCATACGTCTTTACGAAGGGTATGACAACTTCAACCACTGTTCCTACTGGTAACACATATGCTATTATGAGCTTCCGTATTTCTCCTTCTGCATCACAAAGCCAGCCAGGAAACGCTCTCGGTGTTCGTGAAATTGTTAACCGCATGCAGTTGATTCCATACGAACTTGATATGGTTACACCTGCTTCGATGCTTGTTAGCGTTTACTTGAACACTCCGATAAACTTGCTTAACCAGACATGGACAAACGTAGGTGGTTCGAGTCTATCACAGTATGTTTTCCATAATGCTAACACTATCGTAACTGGTGGTGAAGCCATCTTTGGTTTCTATCTAAACTCATCAGGTGGTAACAACGTAACAGTGACTCAGCAAGATATGACCTTCATCCGCGATCTTGGTACTTCTATCTTAAGTGGTGGAACAGCAACTGCTGGTTACGGTATCTACCCAGACGGACCTGATGTATTGACTATTGCTGTTACCAACCTAACAGCTGGTGCTAATACCGTTTCTGGTCGTTTCTCATGGACAGAAGCTCAGGCTTAAGAAATGGCTGTACTCAATAAAGTTTTTCTCCAGAACGATGGACTACAAGTTGGCAATAACCAGCTTGTAGTTTCTGGAGGAAACGTATTGGTTGGAAATACTTTAGCTATTGGTAATACAGTAATTGTTCCAAATATATCAGTTAATGGATCAATAGGATCTGCAGGGCAAGCATTATTAAGTGGTGGATCGACATCGAATGCTTATTGGGGTGTTGCTGGGGTTAATACTGCATCTCAGTATACTTTTACCAACACAATAACTTTCAACTCTTCTGTGTATTTCGGCGCTGTACCTTCGACTTCATTTTTGGCCAGTGGTGCGCCCATATTGGAGCCAGTAAACGCAAACGGATCTGCTACAACAGGTACTGTTTCGGTGAACGCATCAAATGGTGGTATCTTATATCTAACCTCAAATTTAACAGGAAGTCTGACTCTCAATTTTATCGGTAATAGCTCTGTTACTTTTAATTCTTTGTTGGCGAATGCGCAGAGCATGTCATTTTCTATAATAACAAGTACAGGAGCAACAGGATACACTCCTACATCAATACAGGTCGACGGAACTGCAACTGGTGTTACCGTCAAGTATCTTTATGGCGGTTCTTTCGTAGCTGACAGTAATGCTACGCATCTTTACAATTTTATCGTTATAAAAACAGCCGCAACTCCAACATACACTATTTTGGCTTCTCAAACTAGGTATGCATAATGCCAATACTAGCTTCCGTTTCAGCATCATCTAAAACAGTCGTACCATCGAAACCAACACTAACATTTGATTATCTGCTTGTTGCAGGTGGTGGAATGGGTGGTGTTTCTAACTATTTTAACTACGGAAGCGGTGGTGGTGGAGCAGGTGGTTACATATACAATACAGGCGTAACTATACGACCTGGAACAACATTGTCAGTTAATGTTGGTGGCGGTGGTGGTACTGCAGCAACATTAACAACAAGAAATGGTATAAATTCATATTTTACAGCAACTGGTGCTACAGTTTATGGTACTAATACAGCAGTTGGCGGCGGCGCAGGCGCATCGGTTGTTGGTTCTAGTGGTGGCGGCAATGGCGGTAATGGTGGCTCTGGTGGTGGCGGTTCATCAAACGGTCAATCATCATTTTCGGGTGGTACTGCAGTATCCGGTCAGGGTTCTAGTGGAGGAAGTAGTGGTGGTTTTCCTTCCGGTCCAAGAGAATATGGTGGTGGTGGTGGTGGATATCTTGGATCGGGTGGTTCTGCTAACGCTACATATGCTGGTAATGGAGGTCCGGGAGATTCGCCTCCAATATGCGGAATCAGTAGATATACTGGCAGTATTTCTGGAACAACTTTAACCGTAACAGCTATATTAAATGGAAATATAACTCTTGGCCAAGTTCTAGTAGGCACAGGTATAACAAACATTACATACGTCACAGCTCAAAATTCTTCAACAGAAGCAAATAGCGCTTTGGGTTTGAGAGGAACTTATACAGTTACAACTAATACAGCGACAGTAACACAAACAGTTGGGCCTTTGACGATATCAGGCTATCGTTATTTTGCTGGTGGCGGTGGTGGTACTCCGTATTTTGGTTATGCTGGTGGTTATGCTGGTATTGGTGGTGGTGGAAGAACTGGAACATCTGGCACAAGCGGCGCTCCAGGTATAGATGGTACGGGAGGAGGATCTGGTGGTAGCGCGACAGCAACAGCAGCTAATGGAGGAACTGGTGTCTTCATATTATCGTATTCAAACAGTTATAATTTTGGTGGCACATTAAGTCTTTTCAATCATAATGCTAACACATTTTCTTATACTGGCGGATCAACTGCTAATGCTTTGTATGAATGCACCCATTCAGCAGCCAATACTCAAGTTGCATACACACTAACCTACTAAATAGTTAAAACAAACAGGATAGTAGTTACCAATGACAGGATTTTCTCCTAATGTTCCAGATCTATATGACTTAGGAAGTAATACTGCTGAGTGGGCGAACGTATATTCTAACGCCGCAATTCTAAACCAACTCTATGTTGGTAATAATATAACTGCCAATTCATCAAATCTTACAGTAAATTCATATGCTCTGTTCAGTCAGAACGTAGAACTATCAAACTCTACGATGATTATTGCGAGCGGTTCTGCTGGTCTTGCTGGTCAGGTCTTAAAGACGGACGGAACAAGTATATTATGGGGAACAGTATCCGGAGGCGGTAATAGTAATTTTGACCCATCTCTAAAATATACATTCAGTAATACCATAACATTTGGTAATTCAACTGTCAATACAGTAGTCAATTCATCAATAATCAAGATTGGCAATTCTGCTGTAAACGCTTCTATAAATTCTACCGTATTTACTGGTACTGCAAATAATGCTCTCTACATTGGGACGCTGTCAGCAGCGAATGTCGTATCTAATGCACAGCTATCTTCTAATCTGGCAAATTATGTAACGACTACCAATCTAACAAGCAATCTGGGAAACTATCAGACATTAGCAGGTTTGTCTGCTAACGTAGCTCTATTGACGTCAAACAATTCTTTATATCTTGGCGGTAACGCTGCTTCTTCTTATGCTCTTAAGACTTACGTTGATACTGCAGCCCAAACAGCTTTTACTAATGCTATCAATTATGTCGGTGGTAATTCTGGTCCCGCGACCGCATACGCGAATGCTATAGCTCAAGCTAATATATACGCAAACAATGCGTATAACAACGCAACATCATATGCAGCAACTATAGCAGCTACAGCGTATAGTAACGCAGCTTCCTATACCGATTCTAAATCTGGTGTTGCTTTTTCTAATGCTGTTTCTGCAGCCTCTTCAGATGCAACAACAAAAGCTGCGACTGCTTATTCTAATGCTATCTCTTTTGCAAATACGATAGCGAACACTGCCTATTCCAACGCCATCGTATTTGCTAACACGATTGCTAATACTGCCTATGCGAATGCTGTAATATTTGCTAACACAGTCGCAAACGCAGCATATGCTAATGCTGTATCGACTGCCTCTTCCGATGCGTCAACGAAAGCTGCGACTGCCTACTCGAATGCTGTGTCATATACCGATACTAAAGCAGGTCAGGCGTATACTAATGCTATCGGTACAGCTCAGATAACAGCTAACAATTTAGCAAGTAATGCCTATGCCAATGCTATATCTTATGCAAACGCTGCAGCTTCTAATGCTTATTCTAATGCTGTAATATTCGCAAATAATATTGCCAATACTGCTTTTGCTAATGCTGTTGCCAATTCTAAGAATTACACCGATTCGGTCGTGAGTAATGTTAATACAGCTATTACGAGTAATGCTGCTACTGCCTATTCTAATGCTGTTTCTTATGCAGCCACGATAGCAGGAACTGCCTATTCTAATGCCATCGCTTATTCTGGTAATGCTGTCCAGGCATATAGCAATGCTGTAGTATATGCGAATTCTATAGCAGCAACTGCCTATTCTAACGCTGTATCTGTTGCCGCCTCTGATGCTACGACCAAAGCAGCTACTGCTTATTCTAATGCTATTGCCTATTCTGGTAATGCTGCTCTCGCGTATGCGAACGCTGTCGCGAACTCTAGATCATATGTTGATAATAATTATCTTCCGCTTACAGGTGGTACGCTTACTGGCGATTTAATCATAAGCGCGAATCTGTCCGCCAACGTAATTACTGCGAATGGTATTAACATTACAAGCGTAAATGCAGCAAGGGTCGGCGGAAATACAGCATCAACATTGAGAAATTATTCGGATACTACTGCGGCGACTGCCTATTCTAACGCTACCAGTTACACTGATACTTCTATAGGAACAGCGAATACAGCAATGGTTGCTAATGCAGCAACAGCCTATTCTAACGCAACAACATATACTGATACAAGAATCGGCACAGTCAATACAGCTATCACCAGCAATGCAGCAACAGCATATTCTAACGCTACCAGTTACACTGATACTAGAATTGGTGTAGTCAATACAGCAATTACAAGTAACGCTGCTACTGCTTATTCTAACGCTGTTATATTCGCGAATACAGTTGCTAACGCAGCATATGCCAATGCTGTCAGTTACACTGATACTAAGATCGGAACAGCAAATACAGCAATGGCTGCTAACGCTGCTACTGCCTACTCAAATGCTGTGTCATATACCGATGGTAAAATTGCTACTGCTAATACAGCAATGGCTGCTAATGCTGCTACGGCATATTCAAACGCTACTGGCTATACGGATACCAAGATAGGAACAGCGAATACAGCAATGGTTGCCAATGCTGCAGCTGCGTATGCAAATGCTGTTACATTCGCTAATACAGTTGCTAATAATGCCTACGCAAATGCTACTGCATATACAGATGCTTCTTCTGCTACTGCTTATTCAAATGCTGTAATATTTGCTAACACAGTTGCTAATAGTGCTTATGGGAACGCTGTATATTATGCAGACAATAGATTTGCAACAACTAACTCTTCTATCGTCGCTAATGCTGCCACTGCATATAGCAACTCTGTCTCATATACAAATACCAGATTGTCGACAGCTAACTCAGCAATGGTTGCTAATGCTGCCACTGCCTACTCGAATGCTACTAGCTATACCGATGGTAAGATTTCTACAGCCAACTCAGCAATGGTTGCTAATGCTGCAACTGCATACTCAAATTCTGTAACGTATATTGATACTCGTATTGGCGTTGTCAATACAGCAATCACATCAAATGCTGCTACCGCTTATAGCAATGCAACATCATATGCTGATACTTCTTCTGCTACTGCTTATTCTAATGCGACGACCTACACTGATACCAGAATTGGTGTCGTAAATACAGCAATAACTTCTAATGCAGCAACAGCTTACAGCAACGCAACGACTTATACTGATACTCGTATTGGGGTTGTCAATACAGCAATCACATCAAATGCTGCTACTGCATACAGTAATGCAACAACATATACGGATACAAGAATTGGTGTCGTTAATACAGCAATAACATCAAATGCTGCTACTGCATATTCAAATGCTACCAGCTTTGTAACTTCACAAAACTATACAGTAGCAGGTAATCTTTATTTTACTGGCACCAATAATTATTTCGGAACTGTTCTTTATATTGCTTCTTCAAATATTATCGCCAACTCGGCAGGTTTATTTGTTGCTAATACGACTGGCGTTGTGAATGCTTCTGCTCATAATGTTGGTACTGCATTTACTGCAAACTCAACGCTTGTTAATGCGGCAGCAATAAATATCGTTAACCAAACTAACACTGCTACGTTGTATGTTACGACTTCAGCGAATGTTGGTACGAACATTACCGCTAACTCTACTCAGTTAACAGTAACAGCAAACCTATCAGTAAATGGTGTAATTTTTGCCAACGGTAGTGCTGGAACAGCGGGTCAATTATTATATACATCTGGTACTGGCGCTAACGCATATTGGGGTTCGCTGCCTCTGACTCAAGGTCAATTATATGCTGCTGCTGCAGGATTCAATTTAATATAGGAGTTTAACAATGGCAGGAAATCAGGCACCTATCTTTTCAAGAGTAGGTCTCATAGGTGGTATCGGATCCACTACGCTTACTACAGCTGCAGCTGATTATACTGGCGTAAGCACTAACAATATTTTAATTCTTACTGCAGATTCTACCAATGGTAGTTTTGTCCAGCGTCTTAGATTTAAAGCAATCGGCACTAACGTCGCATCAGTAGCTCGTATATACATCAACAATGGTAGCGTTAATACTTCAGCCACTAACAATGTGTTATTCGGTGAATTATCGCTACCAGCTACGACTGCGGCTACTGCTTCAGCAACTGTTGATCTTGATTATCTTATGAATTTCGCACTACCTCCTGGATATAAGATTTACGTTGGGCTTGGTACTACTGTTGCTGCTGGTTGGGTTGTGAGTGCTATTGCTGGAGCATATTAATGCTTGAGATGAATGATCTGCCTATAGGACAAAAAGGTTCTAATCAGCAGATATTTTATGGCAACTCAACCACTGCTGGTGGCAGTTGGTATGCTTGGCAAAAACCACTAAACGTCAATTACATACACATCTTTATGTTAGGTGGAGGTGGTGGTGGCGGAGCAGGTCAGACAAGTGGTTATGGTGGTGGCGGCGGTGGAGCTTCTGGTAGCCAATATAGTTTCTTGTTTCCCGCTACACATTTACCAGATGAATTGTTTTTTTCGGTTGGTGTTGGTGGCGTTGGTTCTAACCCTGGAATTGCCAGTTATGCATCAGTATTTCCTGCTACTACCACACAATTTCTTTTAGGTATCGCCAATGGTGGTAATGCTGGTTCTCAGGGAACTAGTGGTGGTACTACTGGTGCGGGTGGTACTACAGGAGGCGCAAGCACTATAGCTGCAGCTCCTCTAGCTGGGTTGGGGATGTGTTTGACCACATCTGCCGCAGGAAATATTTCTATAGCTGGTCAGGCTGGAGCAGCAGGTGGTCTTACTGTACCTCTTACTGGATTAGTTGTCACAGGCGGTGCTGGTGGAGGTGCTGGTGCGCCTGCTGTTAATAGTAGTGGTACGATCGGTTCTAGCATAGGTGGCACCTCGCCAATTTTTTCTCTAATACCTGGAGGTGCTTTCGGTGGCGTTGGTAGTAATCCAGGCGGACAGGGTGGTAATGGATTCCAGTACTTTTCGAAATTATTATACTTCACAGGTGGAGCAGGTGGCGGTGGTGGTGGAGCGCCAGTCAGTGGTCTGGGCGGAGCTGGCGGAAGAGGTGGTGATGGAGCTTATGGTTGCGGCGGTGGCGGAGGTGGTGGTTGTTACAATAGCAGCATTGGCTCTGGGGGCAATGGTGGTTCTGGTTTAGTAATAGTAACATGTTTTTAAGAGATAACAATGCTAGATTTTTTTGATTTACCGACAAACCAAAAAACTAATCAACAAAGATTTTATTGTGGTACCAGCTCAACTTCTTTCAGTGGCCAAGGAACTATATCTGGCACTACTTTAACTATCAGTTCAGTGCAATCTGGTTCTTTGCAGGTTGGGTCAGTAATATATGGTAATGGTATAATTCCTGCTACAATTACTAATGGTTCGGGTGGGACTGGGTCTTATACTATATCTGTAAGCCAAACAGTATCAACAGCCACCACAATTACTGCTCCAACACTATACTGGCAGACATGGCAAAAACCACGTGGCATCAACATGGTTAATATATTCATGCTTGCTGGTGGAGGTGGTGGCGGCTCTGGTCAATACTTATCTTCATCATCCCCAGGAGGTGGAGGCGGAGGTGGGTCTAGTGCTCAATACAATTTTCTATTTCCAGCATATTGTTTGCCAGACGAACTTTATTTTTATGTTGGGTTTGGTGGAAGTGGTGGGGATTCTGGTAGCAGTATATCTCCTACTGCTGGTGCGCCTAGTCTTGCATCAATATATCCTTCTGCTATTCCTAATCATCTATTAGGAATTGTTTCTGGTGGTAATATTACTTTAACACTTGGGGCAGCTAGTGGAGTTCCTGCAGCTGGTGGTCTTGGGGGTTCATCCCACAGTATATCTGCTGCTCCTCTTGCTGGTTTAGGAATGAATTTATGCACTTCTGCAGCTGGTAACATTACTTTATTTGGGCAAGCTGGTGGCGGTGGTTCAATTTCCGCTGGCCCTGTCACGTTACCATCAACAGGATTAGTTGTTACAGGTGGAGCAGCTGGTGGTGCAGGAGGTGGTGGTAAATCAGCTGGTTATGGTATAACTGGGATTAGTCCATTTTTCCCTTCTATTTCGGGAGGTGGGGTAGGTGGTGGCACCACAGGCGACGCTGGTTATGGTGGAGATGGATGTCAACCTATACCAAAATTTAATTATTTTTATGGTGGCTGTGGTGGAGGTGGTAATGGTACTTCTGGTGGTACTTCAGCTGCAAATGCTGGAGTTGGTGGTACTGGTTCTTATGGCTGCGGAGGTGGTGGAGGCGGTAGTAATTATGGTGGGACGCAAGGCGTTGGCGGCAAAGGCGGCAATGGTCTCATAATTGTAACTAGCTTTTAAGGAATAAGATGTTAGATTTTTTTCATCTACCAACTAATCAAAAAACAGATCAAAAGATATACACTACTTCTTCTGGTGGTTTTGAGACTTGGCAGAAACCACGTGGTATAAATATGATTGATATATTCATCCTCGGCGCTGGTGGTGGTGGCGGAGCAGGTTCTGGTAGTGCTGGTGGCGCATATGGTGGCGGTGGTGGAGCCTCTGGTAACCAATATCACTTTTTGTTCCCAGCATATTGTCTACCAGATCAATTATATGTCTATGTTGGTTTAGGAGGCAGCGGAGCAACTTTTTCGCCATTAGTAGCTGCTACTGCTGGGACGGCTAGTTACGTATCGATATGGCCAGCTCCTACACCAAATTTTATGGTCGGTATTGCTTCTGGCGGTGGTGCTGGTGTTTCGGGTGTTACTAATACTTCTGGTGGGACGGGCGGAAGTCCAGCTGCAGCTGATACTATAGGCGCAGCGGCTTTGGCTGGTTTAGGAGTAAGTTTGTGCGCAGTCACTGCTGGGAATATTTCTATAACTGGCCAAGCTGGTGGCGCAGGAAATACAACGACCCCTACTTTTTCATTACCAACAACAGGTTTGTGTGTTACTGGTGGGACTGGTGGCGGAATAGGTTCTACGAGTACTGCTAATTCTTATGGTGCTTCCTCAATACCATCAACAAATATTAGCAATTTTCCAACATTGCCTGGAGGCGCTAATGGTGTAAATACTACTGGCCCACTAAATGGCGGCAACGGAAGTAATGGAATTGCTTTACCAAATTTAAGATATTTTTATGGCGGTACTGGCGGAGGTGGCGGAGGCTGGATTACTGGTACTGGCCCTTATGGTAACAGTGGCAGCGGAGGAGCTGGTGCCTATGGTTGCGGTGGTGGTGGTTCTGGCGGCATATATAATACTGGCGGCGGTACTACTGTAGGTGCTGGTGGCCGAGGTGGTGATGGTCTGGTAATTATAACTTGCTGGTAAACTAAATAAAATACATATAAACACGAGGGAGAGGGAACCGTGGCAGATAAAGTTTTCGTGGCCAAGAATGGCCTTGTAGTCAATACCAATTTAATTTACGCATTGAGCGGCCAAGTTGGTATTAACAATTCCTCTCCTGACGCAAACGTAACAATTACTGGTACCGCCAATGTTCAGGGCAACGTTGCCATCACAGGCACATTGGGAATTGCTAATACGCTTTCAGTAACTGGTAACGTAACATTCAGTAACTCATCAATTCATGTCGGCAATGCTAGTTTCTCAAATACGTTAACGGTAGCTGGCAATGTTACCTTTAGCAACTCATCAATACATACTGGCAATGCTGTATTCTCGAATACAATCGCAGTTACTGGTAACGCTGTATTTTCAAATACATTAGCAGTTACTGGCAACGTTACTTTTAGTAATGTCTTTACTGTGGCTGGCCTATCTACTTTTAACGGAAATACTACTCATGCTGCTAACGTAACGTTCTCAGCTAATACATCACATGTAGGAGCTGCTGCTTTCAGTAATACGATTACTGGACCAAGCACTTTTGCAAACGGTACTTCTATCACAGCAGGTACTGGTTCTGTGGGAACTCTTGATGGATTCTTCCTTGATTGTGGTGTTTATTCATAATACTAAATTATAACTTAGATCATTGAGGAGATTGAAATGAAAGCTATGTGGCAAATGTGGTCTGGATTGATACCAGCTGAGACTTGTGATGAGATTGTGGCTACAGCTTCCCTGCTTCCCGAACAGCAGGGCAAGATTGGTACCAAAGAGGGAATAGGCGTTGATAGAAAGATTCGCCGTTCTGAGATCCGCTGGATTGATGATTACAATGAAGATTTTGTTGATATCTGGAAATTCGTAGAGAGAAGATTCCATGAGGCGAATGCGAATGCTTTCGGTGCTGATATTACATACTTGAGAAATATGCAGTTTACGACATACAATGCTAACAACGTTGGTCATTATGATTGGCATGAAGATGTATTCTGGGAATCAGAAAGTGTTCTTGATAGAAAATTATCAATGGTAATTCAGCTTTCTGATCCTAGCGAATATGAGGGTGGTAATTTAGAAATTCAATGGCACAGCAAACCTGTTGAACAAGATCTTAGAAAGAAGGGCAGTATTATCGTATTCCCAGCTTTCTTAAAACATAGAGTAACACCAGTGACTCAGGGTATTAGGCATTCCTTGGTTGCTTGGATGGAAGGACCAAGATGGCGATAAGAATTAGATTTCCGTATAATACTACTTCAGGCGTTACGCCAACAGCTGCAAATTTTGTGGTTGGGGAGATAGCTATCAATACGGCAGATCAAAAGGCATACGTCAGAGATACGACTCTAATGCGTCAACTGATTGGCGCTACTGGGCCTACTGGACCACAAGGTCCAACTGGCCCAACTGGTCCAACTGGTTCTCCAGGTCCGACAGGCCCAGCTGGTGCGACCGGACCAACAGGTTCTCCAGGTCCGACTGGTAGTCCAGGCCCATCTGGCCCGACTGGTGCGCAGGGTGCACAAGGCGCTGTTGGTCCTCCAGGTCCGACTGGTCCAACTGGTTCTCCAGGTCCGACTGGTCCTACTGGCGCTCCAGGAGGAACTGGACCAACAGGTGCTCCAGGAGCAACTGGTCCAGCTGGACCTCCTGGGCCATCTGGTTCTGATTATAGAATAAAAGATAATATTATACCAATGGATCTATCATATGCTCTTATGAGACTTGATAGTTTAAAACCAATTAAGTTCTCATATAAGAGCGATCCAGAAGCCAAAATTATTGATGGATTTATTGCTCATGAAGTTCAAGAAGTAGTTCCTGAGGCTGTTACTGGCGTAAAAGATGGAACAGATATTCAGACGTTAGATCATTCTAGAATTGTTCCTGTTCTTGTTGGCGCTGTCAAAGAATTGTATGCGATCGTCAAGGAGATGAAGCATGGCAATTAAGATTAGATTACCTTACAACACATTAACAGGTAAAGTTCCAACTGCTACTAATTTTATCACAGGCGAGATCGCTATTAACACAGCTGATGGTTATGCTTGGGTCAAACATAGCGATGGGACTATGCCTCTTATTACTAAGACTGGACCGACTGGTTCTACAGGCCCAACTGGCCCAACAGGAGCAACTGGTTTGACTGGTCCTCCAGGAGCTGCAGGCCCAACTGGACCAACTGGTCCAACAGGAAGCCCAGGACCAGCTGGACCGACAGGACCAACAGGATTTACTGGTCCAACTGGACCCACTGGTTCTCCAGGTCCGACTGGTCCAACAGGATTTACAGGCCCAACAGGTCCAACTGGTGCTCCAGGAGCAACAGGCCCAACTGGACCCACTGGTTCTCCAGGCCCAAGCGGTCCAGCTGGTCCTCCAGGAACTTACATATCTGACTATAGAATGAAAATTATTCATACTAATATGGATGATGGTCTAGAAAAAATTATAAGATTAAATCCTGTTAAGTTTTCATACAAAGATAATCCTAATCACATTGTTGATGGATTTATTGCTCATGAAGTACAAGACATAATTCCTGAGGCTGTTACTGGTGTTAAAGATGGGTTTGAAATACAGACTCTTGATCAGACTAGAATGATCCCATCAATGGTAAATGCAATACAAGAATTATATAATATTGTGGGAAGAATTAAAAATGGCAATTAAGATAAGAATACCATATAATACCACATCATCAGTAACACCTACTGCTACTAATATGACTATAGGTGAGATAGCAGTCAACACAGCTGATGCTATTTTGTATGCTAAGAATGCGGCAGGTTCTGTTGTTGCTTTAAATACTACTGGCCCAACAGGAGCAACTGGACCAACAGGTCTTACTGGTCCAAGAGGCCCAACAGGCGCGACTGGTCCGGCGAGTACTGTTCCTGGTCCAACAGGTGCGACTGGCCCAGCTGGTGCAACTGGACCTACTGGTTCTCCAGGACCAACAGGTTCTCCAGGCCCAACAGGATTTACTGGTCCAACAGGCCCACGTGGTCCAACTGGTCCAACAGGTCCAACTGGTCCGACAGGGCCAACAGGCCCAACTGGTTCCCCAGGAGCAACTGGCCCAACAGGAGCAACTGGCCCAGCTGGTCCTGATGTTTACCCACCAACTGGTACTGGTGATGGCGGTACTGGAACAGGTTGCTGTTTTAATAGCGAAGCATATGTTCTTATGGCAAATATGTCATGGAAAAAGATTAAAGATATAAAATTATTTGAAAGAGTAATGAGCGTTAACGGAGAAATTAACACAGTCAACGCTATTAAGACAACAACTGTCGGTGATAGAAAAATGGTTAAATTTGATAACCATGATTTTTATGCTACTGACGACCATCTGTTCTTAACCAACAACGGTTGGAAAACTTGGAGACCTGATAGAATTATAGACAATAACAGACCAAACGCTGTATTTCTTGAGAGCGATCAACCAATAGATTCTGATGATAAATTTACATTTATTGATACAGAAAACGGTAAGGTGTTATCTATTGATAGCGATGAATTAAATGCTAAGATGGTAGATTTTGATCCAGAAACAGTCATTTATGATCTTGTTCTTGATGGAGATAATACATATATCGTTGAAGGGTTTGTAGTCCATAACTGTGGCGGAGACGTTGGAGGTACTGGTGGTGACGGCGGCGGTGGTGACGGCGGCGGCGGTGGCGGTGATGGCGGCGGCGGTTAATACAAAGGAAGGTTACTAAAATGGGGTTTTTTGCTGGTAGTACGGTTTTGATGGCAAACGGTAGCCAGAAACCAATAGAAAAATTAGAAATTGGCGACGAAGTTAAAGATATTTTTGGCCAAACACAAACTGTAAATGGGATTAGAAATTTACAATATAGTAAAGTTGGTGTTTCTTATTTAATTAATGGTAAATATCTTATAACTTCTCAGCATTATTTTTTCTCAGAAGACAATAAAATATATTGTATCTGGAGTCATAATTACGCTGAACATCCAGGCCATGAGATTGTTGCTGTTTATCCATATATAACAAAAGATAATAAAATAAAACAGTTGTGGTCTTGCGTGCCTTCCGAAGAAACAGGAATAATTAAAAGATTCTATCAAGAAGATCCTAGATGGCAAGATGTTTATCTTAAGACAATGAATGGCCCAGAAAAAGTTGAAATAATAGAACAGATAGATATGACATCCGAAGATACTATCTATGCACATTCTGTAACTGGTTCTGGGAGTTATTTTGTTGGTGGTCTTTGTGCGACAGCAAGATTAAATGAGAATTGGGATTATGAAAATATGAGACCGATTGATGGAACTGTTACGATAATTTCTGCTGGAAACGGCAAACCACACCAAAGAGTAATAAATATTGATCATTCTACCAATGAAAATTCAGTATGGTGTCCAGAAGATCAACACTGGAAAAACCATTGGAGATTTAAATAAGGAATTAAATTATGGAAATGTTGGATATCTTTAGAATTCCAGTCTATTCTTTTAAATTTGAAGAGCATGAAAAATTTAAACAGAGCTGGAGTCAATATCTAGATGAATATGATTACTCAAAAAATAAAAAACTAAAAAAGAATCATTTTGATATAACCGGACCCAATTTACATAAACAACAATTGTTTAATCCGATTAGAGTTTTCTTTTTACAGTCTATTTATGAGATGATGAGTGATATTACTCTAAATCATGATGTAGGTATCACGAGTTGCTGGGGCGTGAAACAGGGTCATAATGGATATCATCATGTGCATACGCATGGTAACTCTCTTTTTGGAGCTGTCTATTATCTAGATTCTGACGCACAAAACCCATCTGGTACGATATTCCAAAATATTCTTGGTGATTTTATGAGTATCCGTATGGGGCAAAATTCCAGAAAAACAAATTTTACTACTACTTTTAATAGCGAACATCATGTGCCATGGGAAGAGGGTAAACTCGTAATATTCCCAGGTTGGCTAAGGCATACTACTAAGACAAACAAAGGCGAGACTAGAAAGATTATCGGCTTTAATGTTATGCCAATAGGTAAGACTCTTATTGATCCATATGATAGATATGATTATCAGGATTTCAGGGATCGTGAAATGTTCGGGGATGATTTATAATAAATACAATAAACATCAACCACGGAAGTAAAAAATGGCAGTTCCAACAACCAGAGACCAATTTAAAGAATATTGCCTCCGCAAGTTAGGTAAGCCTGTTATTGAGATTAACGTAGATGATGATCAGGTAGACGATCGTGTAGACGAGGCTCTTCGCTATTTCTGGGACTATCACTTTGATGGTTCTGATAAGATGTATTACAAATATCAGGTTACTCAGACTGATATTGTCAATCGTTACATTACGATGCCAGATAATATCATTGGAGCTGTAAATCTATTCCCAATCGGTCAGGCTCTCAACACCAACAATCTGTTTAACATCCGTTACCAGATCGCATTGAACGATCTATACACCCTTACATCGGTCTCGATGGTTCCTTATTACATGGCTCTACAACACGTTCAGTTCCTAGAGCAGATGCTAGTCGGCCAACAGCCATTCCGTTATAATCGCCATATGAATAGATTCTATATCGATATGGATTGGTCTATCATCAACGTAGGCGATTATATTATCGTTGAGGCATATCAGATCGTCAATCCTGACGAATACACTCGCGCATGGGGCGACCGTTGGTTGGCTCGTTATGCTGAATGTCTGATCAAAGAACAGTGGGGTCAGAATCTTAAAAAGTTCAACGGTATGCAACTTCCAGGTGGTCTTACTTTTAATGGTCAGAAGATCTATGATGAAGCAGTAGAAGAGCGTAAGAATCTAGAGACAGAGATGATCAATACTTACAGCTTGCCTGTTGCAGATATGATCGGATAGCGCGACCGTTTTATATAAATACTTTTGTAAAAATATTTTTTATAGGAGTATAATATGGAAAAATACGGATTTGTTTATATCTGGTTTGATAAAAAACGTAAAATGTATTATGTAGGATGTCATTGGGGAACAGTTAATGATGGATATATTTGTTCATCAGATAGAATGAGAAAGGCGTATAATAGAAGAAATAATGATTTTGTTAGAAAAATAATAATTGATAAAATTTCTAGTAGAGAAAAAATGTTTGAAGAAGAATATAAGTGGCTTTCTTTTATAAAAGAGGAAGAGCTTGGTAAAAAATATTATAATTTACGTAAACATAAATGGGGTCACTGGGCTACCGATGTTAATTCTTCTTTATCGATAAAACAACGCATTTCCGAAAAAACAAAAGAGGCTATGAATCGTCCAGAAGTTCGTGAAAAATATCTTGCTGGATTGGCAAAAAGAAACAATAGAGCTTCTGAACCAGAAGTTAGAGCTAAAATGAGTGTTTCTAATAAAGGTAAAAATACTGGGAAAGATAATTCAAAAGCAATAGCTATGGCTGCAGCTGCTAATCGTGGTAGAAAATTATCAGAATCTCATAAAAATAGAATAAAAGAAACAACTATCTTCAAAGAACTAAATAATAAAAAAATCAAATGTTCTCATTGTGATTTTGAGGGTAATGCTGGAAACATAGGTCGATATCACAATGAAAAATGTAAACAAAAATTCGTTTGCAATTAACCTTTTAACAGGAGGTTAAGATTAGCACTAATTTTTATTTCAACAACTTTCAATCAAGCCAAGAGCAACAGCTTCTCGAGAATCTTATCATCGAGGCTATTCGCATATATGGCGAGGACATGTATTATGTTCCTCGTAATCTTGGTAATTATGATCAGTTGTTGACGGCTGATGATCAGTCGGTTTATAACTCAGCGTTTCTTGTTGAATTTTATATTAAGTCTGTTGATGGCTTTACGGGCGATGGTAATTTTATGTCTAAGTTTGGTCTTGAGATCAGAGACCAAGTTACATTCTCTATTGCTCAGAGAGTATTCAATGACGAGATCGGTGCGTATACTTCATTCGTAAGACCACGAGAAGGCGATCTAATCTATTTCCCACTGAATAAAAAATGTTTCCAGATTAAATTCGTTAACAAGTTTGAGATGTTCTACCAGCTCGGAGCATTACAGACCTGGGAAATGACATGTGAATTGTTTGAATACAGCGATGAAGTGTTTAATACTGGCATTCCTGAGATTGATATCATTCAGACTAAATTCTCAACCAACATCCTTGATTATTCTATCAGAGATGAAGATGACAATTGGTTAACCGATGAAGATGATAATTACATTGTTGTTGAAGCATGTAATCTAGAGACTATTGTTCCAGGCGCTGAGAATGAAACATTAGATAATGGTTCTAATAATTTCTCATTAGGTTCTTCTTCGTTTATTGACTTCAGCGTCAGAGATCCATTCAGCGAAGGTGTTGTATAATGTTTTATCAAACTTATTATCATTCTATTATACGCAAATATGTTACTCTGTTTGGGACTTTGTTCGATTCTATCAGTATTACTCGCACACACAATGGTGCGATGACAGAACTGATTAAAGTTCCGATTACATATTCACCAAAAGAAAAGATGCTAGCTCGTCTGAATTCTGATCCTAATATTGATCGTCAGACAGCAACTCCTACGCTACCATTGATGGCATTTGAGATGACCAATATATCATACGATGGTAACAGAAAATTGAATACTGTAAATAAGGTCGTAGTAAGTCAGGCGAATAATGCTAATATTATGAAATATCAGTATAACCCAGTACCATATAATATTGGGTTTAAATTGCATATCATGGTTAAGAATGCTGAGGACGGCACTAAGATTATTGAGCAGATCCTACCATATTTTACTCCTGACTGGACTACTACAGTACAGCTCATTCCTGAGATGGAAATTACCCAAGAGATACCAATCATATTAGATACAGTCGCCCAAGAAGATGTTTATGAGGGTCAATTTACAGAACGTAGATCTTTAACATGGACTTTAGATTTTACACTCAAAGGTTTTATCTATGGCCCAGTTAAGACTGGTGCTATCATTAAATTTGCTAATACTGTATTCTATACTCCAACAGTTGCTGATGGTGCGATATCAACAGTTGTTGGTAATACTAATCCTGCTGCTTTCTTACAGACTCAGCCTGGATTGACATCTAACGGCCAACCAACAGCAAATAGTTCTGCTTCTATCGACCCGAATCTAATTACTGCAACTTCTGATTTTGGTTATGTTCAAACGAATACAAATACAGGTGTTTGATGACTGCTAATAATGATCCTGTCTGGAATGCTCTAGGAGTAACTCCCCCAGCCAAAACTGAGAGCGTTGTTGCTACTATTGTTGCTTCGGCTAAAGACGATAGTGCTATGACCGACTTCAATCTAGCTCGTTCAAATATACATGAGGTAATTCAAAACGGTTCTCATGCTATAGATAAATTATCCCAGATCGCGGATGCATCTCAACACCCAAGAGCGTTTGAAGTTCTAGCCACATTGTTAAAAGTGCAGCTAGATGCTAACAAAGATCTAATGGAATTACAAAAGAAAATCCGTGACATACAAGCTGCTGATGAGCCACACAACCAAGATGCAAAACAGGTAACGAATAATCTGTTTGTTGGTTCTACATCAGAGCTTCAGAAAATGATAGAGAATATGAAAAATGGATCCAACGATCAAGTCGTATAACGGCAACCCTAATCTAAAGAGAGCACAGCAAAAGATTCAATTCACTCCTGATATGATTCAGGAATGGCTCAAGTGTTCTCAAGACCCAGTTTATTTTACTGAAACTTACATGAAAATTATCAGTATTGATAAGGGTCTAATCAGTTTTAAATTGTATGATTATCAGAAAGAGATGCTCCGCTCTATGAAAGATAATCGTTATACGATTATTGCTACTGCACGTCAGGCTGGTAAATCGACTACGACCTGTGCTTTCATTCTCTGGTATGTATTGTTTCACGGCGAAAAGACAGTCGCTCTATTGGCCAACAAGGGGGAAACCGCCCGTGAAATTATGGGACGTATCCAGCTAGCGTTCCAACATCTTCCAAAGTGGTTACAACAGGGCGTAAAGGAATGGAACAAAGGTTCGTTCGAGCTTGAAAATAACAGCCGTGTTATCGCTTCTTCAACAAGCTCCGACAACATTCGTGGTTATTCTATCAACCTTCTGTTCATCGACGAAGCAGCGTTCATTGAAAATTGGGACTCTTTCTTCACCTCAGTTTATCCTACTATCTCGTCTGGTAAAGATTCAAAGATTGTTCTCGTATCAACGCCGAATGGCCTGAACCATTTCTATTCTATATGGGTAAATGCTTCCGAGAAACGTAATCAATATGAAGCATTGAAAGTCATGTGGCATGACGTTCCAGGACGTGATGAGAAATGGCGTGTTGAGACTTTATCTGGTATGAATTTTGATACTCAGAAATTTGAACAAGAATATTGTGTAGAATTTATGGGTAGTTCTGGGACTCTTATCTCAGGCTGGAAACTAAAAGAGCTCGTCCATTTAAATACATTACATCAGAACGAAGGATTGTATGTCTATAAACAGCCAGAAGCTGGGCATTCTTATGTTCTCGTAGCTGACGTATCTAGAGGTAAAGGACTGGATTATTCTGCATTCCAGTTGATTGATGTGACTACCATGCCATATCAACAGGCTGCTATCTATAGAAATAATAATATAACACCCTATGATTTTGCTACGACAATAAATCAGATAGGTAGAATATATAACAAGGCTGCAGTTCTTGTAGAAATAAATGATATTGGTGAGAGTGTATCGGTAACTCTACACAACGATTTAGAATATGAGAACGTATTGTTCACTGAAAATGCTGGGAGAAGCGGTAAACGTATTACGACTGGGTTTGGTGGTTCATCGATTGATAAGGGTATCCGCACCACAAAAGTCGTAAAAGCTATCGGCTGTTCTATGTTGAAGTTACTTGTCGAACAGAATCAATTAGTAATTAATGACTTTTATACCATTGCCGAGCTCGGCACATTCTCTAAGAAAAACAACAGTTATGAGGCTGAACCTGGGCACCATGACGATTTGGTGATGTGTCTGGTGTTGTTTGGCTGGCTGACAGACCAACAATATTTCAAAGAGTATACGAATATAAATACTCTAATGAAATTGAGAGATAAGACCGACGAAGAGATCGAAAACGATCTTGTACCTTTTGGATTTGTAGATTTTGGTGAAGACCTGGATATTGTGTTGGACCCCACACCTTTCCGTGGGAATTGGCTATATCGTGATGATTCTGAGGAATTCAAAGATATATAAATAAAAACAGAATGAATAAGAGCCTTTCCATTGGAGGAGAAATAAAATGCCATTTCAATTAAGTCCAGGCGTTAATGTTACCGAAATCGATCTAACAGGTATTGTGCCTGCAGTTGCTACCTCTGACGGTGCTATTGCTGGTATTTTCCAGTGGGGTCCAGTTGGTGCAAGACGTTTAATCAGTTCAGAAGCAAACCTTGTTGCTGTTTTCGGTAAGCCAAATGCAAATAATGCTGAAACATGGTTTACCGCAGCAAACTTCCTTTCTTACACAAATCGCCTTTGGGTGGTTCGTGCTGCTAACACTACTTCTTCAAACGCTCTAGCTGGCGCACTTTCCGCTGTTGCTAACGTAGGATCAGTAACTAACGTAGTAGCCCAGACAGTTAAGAATGATACATTCTATCCACAATTAGATGGCACTTTTGATGCTGACGTTTACTACGTAGCAAGATATCCAGGCGCAATCGGTAACTCTCTAAAGATTTCAGTTTGCGATAGCGCTGCAGCTTATACTTCAAACCTTTATGCTAACGCAAAAGTAAGTTCATCAAACCTTGACGTTGTAGCTACTACAACCTTTGTTCTTGGTTCGAACGTAGCGACTGTTAACGCTATCCCAGGCGGTACTGGTTCTGCTGGCGATGCTAACACATATACTCATGCTCTTGTCGCTAACCTGACTATCGGCGACTATCTGACTGTTGGTAACAGCGCTCTTGGAACACAATATGTTCAGATCTCTGGAATCAGCTCCATCACTTCTAACTCGACTGGTTCTTACTTCGCTATTAACCTAGAAGAGCCATACAGATTAGCTTATAACTTTACTTCAAACGGTACTGTTAACAGCACTCTAAAGCGTAACTGGGAATACTTCAACGTAATCAGTTCTGCTCCAGGCCAGTCAAACTATCAGTCTAATTTTGGTAATACTTCAGCAAACGACCAGCTACATATCGTAGTATCTGATGAAAATGGTGCATTTACTGGTGTTCCTGGAACAATCCTAGAATCATATGCTGATCTATCGTTCGCTACTGATTCTAAGACTGATAATGGCGCTACAAACTACTACAAGACTGTTCTAGAAAATAATTCGTTGTATGTTCACTGGACACAAGATCGTGCAGGAACCACATCAAATACAGCTTTGAATATTACTTCTTCAACAAACCAGACTCCATTTACTCTATCGTTCAATAGCGGTACTGATGGTTATACAGAATCGACTGCTCCTCTTGGAACAATCGCTGCAGGATATGACTACTTCAACTCAGCTGAAAACGTTGATATCTCATTGATCATGCAGGGTAAGCCAATCGGCGGTACTACTTCAGTAAATGGCCAGACAATCAATAACACTCAGCTAGCAAACTATATCATTGACAATATCGCTGAAATTCGCAAAGACTGTGTATTGTTTGTTTCCCCAGATGATACTCTTGTTCAGTCAAATCCAGGCAACCAAGCTCAGTCGATTGTTAACTGGCGTGGCGCTATCCATGACTCTTCTTATGCGGTAATGGATACTGGTTACAAGTATATGTATGATCGCTACAATGACGTATATCGCTACGTTCCAATGAACGGTGATATTGCTGGTCTATGTGCTCGTACTGATAATACTCGCGATCCTTGGTGGTCACCAGCTGGCTTCAATCGTGGTCAGATTAAGAATCTTCTAAGACTTCGTTGGAACCCAACTAAGGCTGATAGAGATATTCTTTTCAAGAACGGTGTTAACCCAGTTGTAACATTCCCAGGTCAGGGTACTGTTTTATTCGGCGACAAGACTGTTCAGACTAAGCCATCGGCGTTTGATCATATCAACGTTCGTCGTCTATTCATCGTACTTGAAAAAGCAATTTCTACTGCTTCTAAGTTCTTCCTGTTCGAGTTCAACGATGAATTTACTCGCGCTCAGTTTAAGAATCTCGTGACTCCATATCTCCGTGACGTTCAAGGTCGCCGTGGTATTACAGACTTCCTAGTAGTTTGTGACGCTACAAACAATACTCCTGAAAGAGTTGACCGTAACGAATTCTGGGGTGATATCTATATTAAACCTGCTCGCTCAATCAACTTTATTCAGCTTAACTTCGTGGCTGTAAGATCTGGCGTACAGTTCTCTGAAATTGTCGGTAAATTTTAATAAATAGACTAAAGGTCAATAAGGAGATAAACTATGCCTTCAGGATTTAATATCAGTACTTTCAAGACAAGAGGCCTCCAGTTTGGAGGCGCTCGCCCTACGCTATTCGAAGTTTACCTAGGTATTCCGGATGGTGTTGCAGCTGATGCTCCTTCCGCTGACAAGTTCCGTTTTACTTGCAGCGCAGCTCAGCTACCAGCAGCTACAATATCAGCGATCGACGTGGGTTACTTCGGTCGTAAGATTAAAGTTCAGGGCGATCGTACTTTCGCAGACTGGACAGTAACAGTAATGAACGATGAAGATTTCCTCGTTCGTTCTATGTTCGAAAAGTGGTCAAACTCGCTAAACAGCTTAGAATCAAACGTTCGTGACGTTGCTTATTCAACTAACGAAAATGATTACAAGGCTGATATGGATGTAATCCAATATGGTAAAGATGGTACTCCTATCCGTCAATATACCATTCTTGGCGCTTTCCCAACTTCAGTTGATGCTATCACTCTAAATTGGGATACAACAAACCAGATCGAAACATTCCAAGTAACATTCGCTTACGACTACTGGCTACCAACTCTTGAAACTGCTAACCAGTATCTACCACAGGCTACTAGTCCAATTTCCACCTAATACTTTATTATGACAGCCTCTTGAAACAATTTAGATTATTTTAAGAAGGGGCTAAGTATACTTGGCCTCTTCTTTTTTTGAAGGAAAGAAAAATGGAATTATTCGGTTTCGAGTTTAAACGTAAGGTAGTCCAAGACACCCAACCATCTTTTGTACCTCAAGAACAAGATGATGGTGCAGTAGTTGTTGCAGCGGGTGGTTCGTATGGGACTTATGTTGACTTAGACGGCACTGTAAGAACCGAAGCAGAGCTAGTTACCAAATACCGCGAGATGGCATTACAACCAGAATGTGATGCTGCTGTTGATGAAATTATCAACGAGACGATGTCGATTGATGAAAAAGAAATCGTATCCATCAATCTAGACAATCTTAAGATTACAGAGACATTAAAGAAAGCAATTCGTGAAGAGTTTGAGAATTGCTTGAATATCCTAGATTTCCAGAAACATGCTTATGAGATCTTCCGTCGTTGGTATATTGACGGTCGTCTCTATTATCATGTTATCATTGACGATAAAGATCCAAAAGCTGGCATCAAAGAGATTCGTTATATTGACCCACGCAAGATCCGTAAGGTAAGAGAAGTTGCCAAGCGTAAAGTTCGTGGCGGTGGCGAGACTGAAGCAGTCATTCAGAAGGTTCAGAATGAATACTTCATGTTTAATGATAAGGGGTTCAACTACGGTAACAAGACTGTCGGCCCATCGACCACTGGTCTTAAGATCGCCAAAGACGCTATCATTCATATTACATCAGGACTGACCGATACGAACGGCACCATGGTCCTTTCTTATCTACACAAAGCAATTAAAGCATTGAACCAACTACGCACGCTCGAGGACGCTTTGGTAATCTACCGCTTGGCTAGAGCTCCCGAGCGTCGCGTATGGTATATTGACGTCGGTAACCTTCCTAAAATGAAGGCAGAACAATATCTACGCGACATTATGGTGAAACACAAGAATCGTCTTATCTATGACGCTTCATCAGGTGAAGTTCGTGACGACCGTAAGTTTATGACTATGTTGGAAGATTACTGGTTGCCTCGCCGCGAGGGTGGACGTGGTACTGAAGTTACTACGCTTCCAGGTGGCCAGACTCTCGGTCAGATGGATGACGTTCTATATTTCCAAAAGAAATTCTTACAGACTCTTAGTGTTCCTGTTAACCGTCTCAACTCAGACGCTTTATTCTCATTAGGTCGTGCTACTGAAGTCAGCCGTGACGAATTGAAGTTTGCTCGTTTCATTGCTCGTTTACGTAATAAGTTTGCTGTTATGTTTACTCGTATGCTAGAGAAACAGCTCGTCCTTAAACAGGTTATGTCTATTGAAGATTTCCAGAATATTCAACAAGATATCCGTTATGACTTTGCTAAGGACAACTACTTCACTGAGTTGAAAGAAGCAGAAGTGCTTGAGAATCGTATCAATCTTGCTCAGTCAATATTGCCGCTCGTTGGTCAATATTACTCTCATGAGTGGATGCGTAAGAACGTCCTTCAACAGACTGACGATGAGATTGAAGAGATGGATGCTGAGATTGATGAAGAGATGAACGATCCTAGATGGCAACCACCAATGGATCCGAATGACCCGAATGCGCAACAACAAAATGTTCAACCTTACACAGATGATGATGGTGCAGCAGAGACTCCACAAACATCTGATGATAGAGAAAAGATTAGACAGGCTGAGATGACTGTTAGAATGATGAAAGAGAAAAAAGGTAATCGTTCTATGCAAGATGAGTCAAAATACAAATCAGCTCTACAGATATTAGCTAAAAATAAATAATTGGAGGTAACTTATGGATAATGATAAATATTCAGTACAAGATTTAATTAAGTACTCTTACAATCAACAACCTATTGATTTTGAAAATGTGTTTAATAGTTTAGTCTCCGATAAGATCGCAGCGGCTATAGATGATAAAAAAAGAGAACTAGCTGGTTCTATGTTTACTAATGGTTATGAACCAGAAGATGAAAACTCTGATACAATAGACGAGCCATATGATGACGTTGATGATAGAGAATACGAAGAAGAGGAAGATTACGATGGCTAAATCGTTAAAAGATATCGTCAAGGGCGTAAAGTCATCTAAGACTGATGCTGGTAAACTTGGCAAAGATCCAGGCGTTGACTACGAGCCAAAACCAGGCGATGAGCAAAAATTCGTAAAGAAACATTCAGTAGAAAAGCATGATGATCGCGTAGGTAACGGCGAACATGTTTACAAGGGTGGTACTAAAGAAGCTCCTTATAATAAACAAAAAGAAGGTGTGTATGAGGCAAAAGAAGCAGAAGATGCTCAATGCAACAATACACCAAAAGGTAAATCCTGCCCAGTTCATGGCATGGCAGAGTGTATGTCTGTAAAACCAATTAAAGAAGAAGAGCTTGATGAGATGGGTATTCGCCCATTAAGTCGCGCTGCTACAAAATATAAAGATAACCCAAAATCTTATGCTACGAATTCCCCAAAAGCATACCGTAAACCATGGGAAACTTCTAAAGCAGATTCTCGTAAAGAAATAGAGAATCTTTCAAAAGGAATTTCTGTAAAAAAACTTACTGCTGGAAAGGCCAAGGGTATCAAAGAAGAAGATCAGATTGATGAAGTGCTAACTAAATCAACAACTGCTGGTGAGACTATCCACGATTTTGTCCACTCAAAAAATCCTAAGTTTGCTGGTAAATCAAAGGAAAAGCGTAAAGAGATGGCTCTCGCTGCTTATTATGCAAAACAGCGTAATGAAGAAGTCGAAGAAGCATATGCAGTCCAGCCATTGCTTGGTGGTGATATAGCAAAACATAAGACAAATGATACAGGCGAAGAGATTGATATGGTTCGTACAGAGCTAAAAGCGATTGCTAATAAAGCAATGCATATGTTAGCTTCTATGCCAAAAGACGTTCATATTGAGCCATGGGTTCAGGCTAAGATCGCTCAAGCAAAAGAGATGATCGGTTCAGTTCATGACTATTGCATCTATGGCGATCACAATAAGCCAGAAGAAGATGAACAGAATGATACACCAATGTCAACTCCAACAATGTTTCCGAACATGGCTTCGGATAATGCAGCAGGAATAAACGTATGACCGATTTTGTAAAAACAATTGCAACAGAAACATATTGTAACACAACTGCCAACACATTTGGTGGTAATCGTTTTGTTAGATTGACAAATATCAATACAGCTCCTTGGTTGATTACTCGCGCATACGCAAATGGTACTACTATCGGTACTTTCACTTTGTTGAATGGCCAAACAGTTGTTGCTGAAAAATATTTTACAGAAACTCTAGCAGCGAATACAGCATCAAATTATATCGCTGCGGTGCCTGTAGCTATGAAGGGTTGATCAGATGAAACTTATTACAGAGCTCGTCGAAGAAGTAGAATATATTTCCGAAGCCAGAGAGAATGGCGAAAAGGAACATTATATTCACGGTATCTTCTTACAGGCAAACCGTAAGAACCGTAACGGTCGCATCTATGAGATGAAGGTTATGGAGCCTGAAGTAAACCGTTATATGAAAGAAGTCGTAGCGAATAAGCGTGCTTATGGCGAGCTCGGCCACCCACAAGGACCAGCAATTAATCTTGATCGCGTCTCTCATATTATTACTGAATTGAAACGTGATGGTGATAATTTTATCGGTAAAGCAAAACTAACAGATACTCCAATGGGTAATATTGCTAGAGGACTTTTAAAGTCTGGTGCTCAGCTTGGTGTCTCTTCTCGTGGACTTGGTTCTCTTGTTCCTAAAGATGGAGCAATGATGGTTCAACCTGATTTTCGTTTAGCAACTGCAGCTGATATCGTAGCTGATCCTTCAGCCCCAGATGCTTTCGTTCAGGGTGTTATGGAAAACGTAGAATGGCTTTATGATCCTGTTAAAGATACATGGCATGAAGAAAAATTGGATAACATGAAAAAGAAAATTCATGCTATGTCAAAAAATCAGCTTGAAGAACAGCGCATCGCCATTTTTGAGAACTATTTAACATCTCTCACCTTTAAACAGTAACAATTATAAATAAATCTAAATTCCACTAAGGAGACTCTCAGATGTCAGAAGAAAACGAAATGATTGATAACCTTGACGAAGCTACAACTGCAATGGATTCATTGAAGCCTGCAGCTCGTTCGGCTGGTTCAGATCCAAAATCAAAAATTGATTACATCACTCACACTATCGGTGCTATGCATGCGATGCGTAAGGACGACCTTACAAAGTGGTTTGATAGCGCGATGGCTCTTATCGGCAAGGAAGCTTCTCACCTTCCAGGCGGCGCTACAGAAGGCGGAAACCAGTCATCAATTGACATGAAGCCATCTTATGCATCTTCAACAAAAGGCCCAAAGACTCGTATGCCAATGCCAAAACTTTCTGTAAAAGAAGACGTTGAAGAAATGTTTGCTGGCTCTGACCTTTCAGAAGAATTTAAAGAAAAGGCATCAACTCTATTCGAAGCAGCTGTGACAGCTCGCGCGATGGTTGAAGTTGCTCGCCTTGAAGAAGAATTTGAAACACAGCTTGAAGAAGCTGTAGCAGAAATTAACGAAGAATTATCTTCTCGTCTTGATTCATACCTTTACTACGTAGTCGAGAACTGGATGCAAGAGAATGAAGTTGCTATCGAATCTTCACTACGTAACGAACTTACTGGTGAATTTATCGAAGGCATGAAGAATCTATTCGCTGAACACTATATCGATCTCCCAGAAAACAAGGTTGATGTTGTAGAATCTCTTGCTGATAAAGTTGAAATGCTTGAAGCAAAGATGGGCGAATTGATCGAAGAAAATTCAGAATACAAGAAAGCTATTGTTGAAGTAGAAAAAGAAAATGTATTCGAATCTTTCTTAGATGATCTTGCTCTATCTCAGCAAGAAAAATTTGCTGCTCTAGCAGAAGGCGTGGATTTCGACGGCGATCTTGATACATATGCAAGAAAACTATCTATTATCAAAGAAAACTATTTCACAACAGAAAAGAAAGCACCAGTTTCTACTAATATCGTAGAAGAAACATTTGAAGGTGAAGTTTCTGAAACAATTGTAGCAAGCGATCCAACTATCGGAGCTATTGCTAAGGCGATCTCTAAGTCGATTAAAAGATAACAATTATATAAATAAAAAATATCCTAGAAACAAAAGGAGACAAAAATGTATCTAGCTGAGGACATCCAAAAGAAGTGGCAGCCAATTCTTGAGCATGCCGATCTTAACCCAATCACTGATGCGCACCGTCGTTCAGTAACAGCAATCATTCTTGAGAACACTCAACGTGCTCTTACTGAATCAGCTGCTCACGGTTCATATCAAACTCTTACAGAAACTGGTCTTGAGCCACAAGGCGGCAACATTATGGGCACTTCAAGCTCAACTGCTGGCGCTGGTGGTATCGATACTTTCGATCCTGTATTGATCAGCCTTGTTCGTCGTGCGATG